ATTCTAAAGAATTTTTAAAGTACTACAATAAGAAGTTCCCGGAACTTAGCCCGAACAAAGTATAATGCAGACAAAAACCTACAGCGATTTATATAATTTAGTGCAAGCACTTTCGGGTGTAGGTAGTTTTACCGCAGAGGAAAAGCTTAATATTTTACAGTTCGTCAATCGGCGAGCATTTGAAGCATATCGAACTAGCTCAAGTTGGCCTCGTTACGCAGTAATCGGAGAGGAGCGCACCCTTGGTACAGATGGACTTGTACCTTATGTGCAAGCTGGACTGGATAATATTTCTGATTTTCAGCGTATTTACCGCAGTCAACCATTCCTTCGTAATTCTGCATTGGAGTACGAGTTCTATGTTGATTCAAACGGAGCGCACGTAATTAATATAGTTACAAATGATTCGACTTCTGTGTTTGTAAACTATCAGAAAGAACTGCCTACGTTTACTGAGGAATCCACAAATATTCCTTATGAGTTTTTCTTTTACCTAGCGCACTCAGTGTATGCTGACTTCCTGAGAATGGATGGTCAGACCGACAAAGCTATGACAGAAGAACAAGTTGCCGGGACTTACCTGGCTCTTGAGCTGGAAAAAATCGACCTACGTTCTAACAACAACACAATTAATAAGAAATTTTCAACTTACGTAAATCGTCAAGCACGATAACACCCCTGTGATATAATAAAATTATGGCTAACTCAAAAAATAACGCACTGGAATTTTCGTCCGCTGGATCAGAAATCCTTGAAGCTGCTGATGCAGTAACTGGTAAACGCTATGGAGCGTTGCAAATCTTAAATGACACTGTGTTCGGTGCATTGACTGCAACCAGCATTGACGGTACAGCTAAGCTAGTTGGACCAACCTTTGCTGCTGGAACAGTTATCTACGGATCATTCAGCGAAGTAACAGTTACATCAGGTATCGTAGCAGCGCACAAGTACTAGTATGCACCTAAGCCTAAAGAACAGTCTAGGCAAAAGTGTACTAGCGGAGCCGCTTCCAGCTGGTGTATTTAATTACCTACGACCTGACGGACTATCCTTGTTCCGCAGGCCTGACGGCACATCACTATATAAACGACCACTTGGATCTTAACTTAAAACATTATGGCAGACTTTACAGTATCATCAGACATAGACACTCTACTATTGAGTGCCTCTAACGGAGCAGCACGAACCAGCCTAGGACTAGGCACAGCGGCTACCACGGCAGCGGCGGACTACGCTACGGCAGCACAGGGCGCACTAGCTGACTCAGCACAGCAACCACCAGTAGAAGGTCCTTTTGTCGATGGCGACAAGACTAAGCTGGACGGCATTGCAGCGGGTGCAGAAGTAAATACAATTGATAGTGCAGTATCTGGCGAACCTACTGGAAGTGATCAGGTTCTCAACGTTGTCAGTCTTACTCAAGCTGAGTATGATGCTGGCACACCAGTCGCTACTACATTCTACATCATTACTTAAAGTATGGCTTTATCACTAGGCAGTGCATTAGCGACTAAAGTATATCTTGGTGCGACTGAGGTCAGCCTAGCATACCTTGGTGCAACACAGGTATATACAAGCTCTGCTTTCTCGGCAGAAGCACAGGACTACTTTGACCGCCTGGACACTGCAGGTGATACCACCTACGTTGACTACAAGCAGCCACTAGCTAACTACATTGACAGTCTAGTAGCACTCGGCGGTGCTTACTGGGATGATCTGGAATCTGCTGCATCCTTTGTGGGTGTAGGGATACAAGGTGTCACGGTTCCTCTAAAGTCCACAATGCCGACGTTGACCAACAATAACTTTGTTGCAGGTGACTTAGATCCATTAACTGGTCTGCTTAGTGATGGCTCGACTAAATATCTAGCAACGGGACTGACTGGAACGGATTTATCGCAGAACGATCATTCATTATCCGTTTACGCATCGTCAGGTGCAACAACTGGATTCTTAAGCGGAATCTACGGTACTAACTTTACTCGTACAATTTCTCTTGCTTTAGCATCTACTACGACCAACTTTTATTCGACCGCTCCCTTGGATTCGTCGTCAAAAATAACATCTACTCCAAGCCTTGTTGGTCTTTCTCGCTCTGCTTCAACTGAATTTACCGCAAGAACTAATCAGGGCAATGAAACATTTACCAGAACATCAGGCGTTCCAAACACTGGTGGGTTGTCTTTATACGCAGTAGGAGCTGGAGTTGCTCCAACAACAGCACGCCTAGCAACCTACCACGCAGGACCAGCACTGAACCTTGCTACGCTAGAAGGCTTACAAGAAACATTACTTTCCGAGGTAGCAGCAGAGAACTACTTTGCTCGCCTTGTAACCGCAGGTGATACTACGCACACAGCCTACAAGACACCGATCACTAACTACTTCACTGGCTTGTTCCAAAACAACCTGTGGGACAAGCTGGAGTCCTCGGCATTATTCGTGGGTGTAGGTATTCAAGGTGTCACGGTTCCGTTGAAGTCCACAATGCCCACTCTGACTAACAATAACTTTGTTGCGGGTGATTTGAATACATTAACTGGTCTGAAGGGTGACGCATCCACTAAGTATTTGGATACAGGAGCATTAGATAACTCAACATCACAGAACGATGCTTCTTTAAGTGTATGGGTTACTGATAATGTTCCCCTAGATAATGCTTATTGGATTGGTTCACAGCGCCTTGCTCAAAGGTCAAGTATTAATAATACTGTGGTTAAGTTCTCAGCAAGAACTACCAGTTCATCTCAAGTAAATCCTTCACCCGATATTGTTGATGGTTTCATTGGTCAGACCAGAACTGTTGGCACTGACTTTGATTGGTTCATAAACACTAACAGCGGCAATTTCGTAAAAGCCTCAACGACTCCACCAGGAACAGGCATTGGTGTATTTTCGTATGGTTCGGGTTTTAATAAAAACGCATCCCGTATTGCTACTTACCACTACGGCACTGCACTTAACCTCGCTACCTTAGAGGGCTTGCAAGACACCTTAATCTCTGAAATCGCAGCAATTTAATTATGACCCCATCAGAATACCTAGCTACTAATCCTACGGCTGAAGAACACAGCTACAACTATCTTCTGATCCCAGCAGAACTGCGGGACTCAATGCTTGCCAAGCAGGACACCTTGACTACGCACAATCACATTAGCCCAGTGCTGTTGATTGACGGACGCTACGGTGCTTGCTGTGACCTTTACACAGAGGTCGGCGTAGGCGGTATCTACCACGAACTGTGGGAGATGCTTGACCAAGCTAAACTGGAAGAATGTGAAGTCGTAGACAAAGCTGCATTCCTAGCACTGCTACCACCTGAACCAGAAGAGGAAGCATAATGCACGACATTATTTACAAGTCAACCATTGGCACAGGGGGCTTTATCGCTACCATCGAACTGGGGCATATTAACGAACTTCTAGGACTAGTTGTGGGTCTTGCTACTCTCATCTATATGACTGCATCAGCAATTAAGGTAATCAAAGAACTCCAGGACAAATAACCTATGACACCAGAACTATTAGCAATGCTCGGCGGGGGCGTAAGCGGCTTTGTGATGAAAATGATAGCGGCACAGGCTGACAATCAGGCTCGTCTCTTTGAGCGTATGATTGCCCGTCAGACAATAGCGGACGAATCAGCGGATAAGGCAGCAGCTCGTGGTGGTGTCTATATGCGTCGTGCTATTACGGCGGCAGTTATCTTTGCCATTGTAATAGCCCCATTTGTCTTCGCATTCACGGACATAGGTGTTAGTATTCAAACAGAATCCAAAGGCTTTCTAGGGCTATTCAAGCGTCTTGAATGGTCCACTGTACAGGGGTTTGTGATACTACCAGAGATCCGTCAAACAGCTTTAGCCATCGTAGGGTTCTACTTTGGTTCATCCCAAGTCAAATAACTAATAATATTATGTACGGAAGAAAAACAAAAAATGCTGGCAAAGGATCCTGTGGTGAACGTGGGGGAAAGAAGGGCAAGTAGTGCCTGACAAATCCAAGATGAAGTGCAACGTACCCCGCCGTGAAGTACAAGGCGGTAAGAAGTTCGTCGTGAAAGCCTGCCAAGGTGGGACAGAAAAGATCGTACGATTCGGGGATGCTAATATGAGCATCAAGAAGGATCAGCCAAAGCGTAAGAAAAGCTACTGCGCTCGCAGTGGTGGGATTAAAGGGAAGACTAACAAGCTATCAGCTAACTATTGGAGCCGTAAGGCTTGGGACTGCTAAAACATAATGCCTGAATACCGCACATACGGAGCAAAAGACGATAAGATCCTAGAGGACCTCGATATGGGGTACACTGGGTTTAATGACTACCTGCGTCCCGATCAATTGCAACGTGGTATATTAGCGACCAGTAACAATGGTAGGCTTGGGCGTAACGGTGAATGGCAGGTTAGGCCAGGGATTGATTTAGTCAAGGCTCCATTTGCTAGTGGTGACGAGGTCCTTAGACTTCCAACTACTTCCGAATTGGAAACAGTTCCTCCAGTTGTTGGCTTACTGCCAACTACAATTAGGTCCGCTTCTTTAACTAGTAACGTAGTTACTATTGTTATCGATGACCCAGCCGTTGAGCCAGGTCACGTGTTTATTACAGGGGACGAAATTACAGTCAGCGGTATTCCGTTTGGGGTAGATACAGATCCCAATGGGACTTTTGAACTTACTTCTGTAACAGATAACGGCAGCACAATATCTCTTACGTATGCTTTGGTCGGGGCAGATGCAACATATACTTTGCCAGTAGTCCTTCCACAGGTCTTGGACTTTACGTTAAATGATGTAGAGGGTTCATCAGTTATTGGTTACAATATGCTGCTGGATCAAGGTGGAATTTCACAGGTTTACGCTAGTACTTCCTATAGTAACCCGGGGGATTCGGCAAGTCAGTGGGTTATACTTGGCTCCAATGTAAGCGCACTGGCTATTAACCTAGCGGATCCTACCATTACGTACGACCTTCCATATCAGTCAGGAGAAACGGCTCCGCCGTTTTCAGATATGATTCAAGCCTTTAACAAGGTGTTCCTATTCCGTGATGGTCAGACTGCGCTGGAATGGGACGGCAGCTTTGCTAATGTTGATTCAACAGAACTTCTAGTAGGTAAAACATATATCATTACTGCCCTTGGGGACACTGACTGGAATGACGTAGCTGGCACAACTGGAATTACATATGCAGTTGGTGATACAGTAGACGTAGAGGTTATTCCACTAACGGGTACAGGTACAGCTCGATCTGGGTTTTCACCTGTTGCTAGTGGAGCATACAGTCAACCTACTGAAATCGTCTGCGCTGCTGGTGACTTTGCTATCATTGAAAGCAGAGGTATTGTTCATCAGTCCGACGGTGTTTCTGTTGGGTCAGTTATTACCGTACTCGGTGCAGAAACAAATGAAGGCGATCAGACCTCTGGTTTACAGGTTGGATCCGAGTTTGTTGTAGCTAAAGTATTTAAGGGTGGACCAACAAGTGCTATTGGTGCGGCAGGTGGAGATCAGGTTATAACTGGCCCAATAGTAGGAGGGGACTACGACGGTCTTCACAAGGTAACTTTATTGCTTTCTGGTAATACCTTTGAGGTTGGAGATCCAATTGAGCTTGCTGGTTTTAGTACAAGTGCTGGGATCAACGGAGCAAGGTTTGTTGCTGAACGCACCGATAGTTCATTCTCTTTTTATACAGCCGATTTTTCTAATAATAATACTCCATTAGCTGGAACAGTTAATTTAGCTCACGGATTTGAGTTCTGGGTACAGGCGGACTCAATTGATACACACATTACGGATGGGGCTAGTTTAACTGCTACTCCAGTATTTACACGGAAGGTATCAATCGGACTGGGCTTTACTCATATGCCAGCACCTCCATATGCTACATATCACCAGCGCAGATTGGTTATGCCGTATCGCTATACGGTTAATAATGCAGAGGGAAATTATACAGCTCGTGATAACTTGGACGAGGTTATTATATCTGACATCCTGGACGCAGATACCTATGACCAGATTTATGGTCAGTACAGATTTAATGCAGGAACTGCGGACTTTAACGTTGGACTACTATCCTTTGCGGATGACAAGCTAGTAGTGTTTAACCGTAACTCAATTCACTTAGTGCAGGGCAGCAGCCCTGAGTCTGCTTCGGTTCAATTGATTACAAATGAAGTAGGTTGCTTGGCCCGTAAGACGATTGTTCAAATTGGTAACAACGTAATGTTCCTTTCTGACAATGGTGTATACGGAGCAAACTTCCAGGATCTATATAACCTTCGTGGTAGCGAACTACCACTAAGTAGTAGCATCCAGACTACCATTGATAAGATTAACCGTCAGTACTGGGATCAGTCCGTAGCTGTTTACTTCAACAATCGCTATTACATTGCTGTTCCGACTGGATCAAGCACCGTAAATAATACCATCCTTGTCTTTAACTTTATTAACAAGCAGTGGGAGTCCGTGGATAGCACCTCTGACGTGGACTGGGACATCGAGAACTTAATTGTAGCTGGTAAGAAAAGTGACCGTGCAGTATACGCAGTGAATGCCCTTGGAGGGCTTCACAGGGTTGATGCTAGACCCGATGGCGTTGATCGACTGGCTACTACTATTCCAGTCCAAGGAGCACAGGAGGGCGTTATTTACAGCATCCCCGCTGAAGTAACTACTCGTCAGTTTACCTTTAATGACTTCGGTCGTAAGCGTTGGAATGAATTTGAGATGCACGTGCAGTCCAGTAATTCAGAGCAGTCCGACTTTAATATTTCAGCCGAAGTAGAAAACATTGACGCAGAGGTAGATCTTAATACACTGAGTTCATACATTGACGGAAGCCTAGACATTGACGAGGATGTTTCCATACGTGGTAGAATAGGTAACCGCCGAGGATACGGCATTCAATTTACAATTAATAATACACAGGGTCGCCCAAGAGTCCGAGGAATAAAAGTCTCAGGAGCACCTGCATCAAGATCAACAACTAGCGTACAATAATTATGGCTACAATTACAATTACTCCTGGGAACTCATTTACCCCTACTGAAACGGTAACATCTACTAAGCTCAATGACCTTGGCTCGCCTACGGCGGCCTTGACTGCTGCCTCTATTGGCACGGCTGACATTGCTGATAATGCCATTACTACACCTGCTATCCTAGATGCCAACGTAACCTTTGCCAAGCTGACAGATGTTATTGACGACGACACAATGGCTACCGCTACTGGTACTACCTTGGCGACCTCGGAAAGCATTAAAGCCTATGTAGATACATCAGTAAATGATTCTGGTATTACTCAAACAACAGGTACTGCCCCCTACTATGGTTGCAGGGCATTTGCATCTTATAACGGAAGTACTCAAACACTTAACAATGGGGCTAACATTGCTAGTGTAGTTAGAAATTCTACAGGTACTTATACTTTTAATTTTGATGTAGATATGCCTGATGTAAACTACAGCCTAGTTGTAGGTGGTACATTTTATGGTCAAGTTAATGATGCCTTTATATCAGCATTTCAAACTACCAGTAAAACAACTTCTAGTTTTCAAATAAGAGCCGTTGGCGGTGGGCCATCAAGTTCTACTTTCATAGATCAGGCGACTGTAGATGTTGCAGTCTTTCGATAATGAACTCACCCCTGCAATCAATTTAATAATTTAAATTATGTCTATTATAAATAAAGGAACAGCTTTCTCCAACGGAGAGCAACTCTCAGCAAGCAAGCTTAATGATTTAGTAGATGCAGCTACCTTTGGGACTGACTCTGTTGATAACGCTAGTACAATCGTAAACGCTAACGGAGCTATTACGGTTCGTGACAGCGGTGTTACCGCTGCTAAACTAGCTACAGGTGCTGTTACTACAAATAAGATTCTGGACGCTAATGTTACTAAAGCTAAAATTGAAAACGTAGCTGACTACAAGGTTCTTGGTAACGTAAGCGGTGCTGCCGCTGCACCCCAAGAGGTAGCCATCTTAGACGAAGATGATATGGTATCTGACTCGGATACGGCACTTGCTACACAGCAAAGTATTAAGACGTATGTAGATGCTACCGCTGGAGGCTTTACACCAAGCACCTATGCTGGAGAAGAAAGCGTAACGCTCCCTAATGGTTTGATTATGAAGTTTGGGCTAGCGACGGCAGCGGCAAATACTACCACTACTGTTACCTTTGATACCAATCTGGATGTTTTTTCTGATACTGTAAATGCACAGCTTACCTTGAAATCTCCAGGGACTTCCGATTTATTTTCAGTAAAAGTAGAGTCATTAAGTAATACTACTTTAGTGCTACGCAATACTCAAGGAAATGCTCAAGACGTGTATTGGCAAGTAATCGGATACTAATGAACCCTCTCCTACAATCAGTACAACTAGCGTTGCAAAACGCTACGCAAAAGGAAGCCCTTGTCTACATCGACAAGGTAGTGGACTTCTGTATTGAAAAGGAGAACGGCAAGGTACTGGACGGATGGCCTCGTGACTTGATACAACTCCTTGTAGCCTACCATATGGCTAAGGATACTATTACTACGGAGCAGGACGCAGAGGGTAATATCCTAGGTGTCCTGATGTGGTATAATTGCGACGAGGATGACGACTGGTTCTTTGTTCAGAACTGGGAGTCGGACAAGGAAGACGGCAATGCAATCTTTATGGCCTTCCTATTTGCGGAGGATAATCAATCTTTTAAGAAACTTACACATAACTTCATCATCAAATGCCCCGAGGTTATGCAGAAAAAACTACTAGGCATACGATACAGACAAGGTGCTCCCACTAGAGTGGTATACAGCACTGCATTATTCAACAAAATCTTAGGAATATAATATTATGGGAGGCGGAAAAGGAGGATCAAAAGCACCACCACCAATTGACCCTGGAAAGTCAATGGGTGAATACTTATTCGGTAAAAGCTTTAGCGGCTCTTACCAAGGCATCACGGACCCTCGATTGCAGGAGCGATTGATCGGTGCAGAGCGGACCTACCGTCCGCAGTACACAGCCCTAGAGCTGGCTGACATCGGCGTAATGGCTCGTGGCATTGAGGCTGGTGCAGCTAACCCTGAGTACGCACGTCTAGAGGCAGAGCTTGCTGGCTTAAAAGCTGGTCAAGAAGTCCAAGGGTCACGTACACAGGCAGACATTCAAGCTCAAGCAGCTAAACTTTACCCTAATGCTAAATCTGGCAGCTTCGGTCGAATGCGTGGTTCTGGCAGCAAACGTTCACAATACAATAGAGCACAAGCAGGAAAGCGGAACGCCTTCATAAAGGCCATAGGAGATCCAGGGCAGGATCGTGCAGCTAAAATTGCACAGCTTGAGACACAACTTGAAGGTATGTCTCCGACCCTTGAGGCAACCCCTGGCTTGTTTGACCTCCTTGAGGAGCAGTCAACCCGTGCAGGTGCATTACAGCGTGAACAACTAGGCTTACAGCGTGAATCAGATGTATCTGCACTAGCGGAGTTCGCCCCTCAAGTAGTAGAAGCCTACCGTGAAGCTGACCCTTATAGCACGGGACTCGCTGAGTCTCAGACTGCTATGGCTCAGGATCTGTATCAGCGTTCACAGGGTTTAAACCCAGAGCAACAGCGTCTAGCAGATCAGCAGGCATTACAG